CGTTCGGACAGTGCGCTATGCCCCGCGGCGTATTCGGCGCGGGGGAGGAACGTGGCGGTCTGGTCGGCGAGTGTCTGCCGGAATTCGTTAACGCTGTCGAACCTGCGCTCAGACGCTGTTTCCGCTTTAGTGACGGCCTTCTCGGCGGACACCAGGGCGGCCTGGATGGCTTTGTCGGCGTCGTCCATCCGCCGGGACAGCAGCCGGTCCACGGCGTCGATCCGCTGAATGAGGTGGGAGTGCAGGGTGTCTACGCTCCAGCCGCTCTGGACTTCTCCCGTCTCCCCGCTCACGGGGCCACCACCCTCCAGGGCCGCGCGGTTAACAGCCCGCGCGGCGGCTTGCGCCTGCCGCGCCATTGCACCCTGATGACGAACCACACCAGCCACCAGGCCGCGACCCCGACGAGGGCGATGGACGCCACGAAGTACCAGGAGAACGCGAGGCTCGCCAGCGACAGGCCGAACAGCCGGTGGATCACCGACGGGCCGAGCGCCAGCGCCAGCCCGGCGCCGAGGGTGATGAGCGCCCGGCCGACCTGGGTCCGCAGGCCCCGCGCGAGCAGCAGGTAGGCGGCCAGGAACGCGAGGGAGCCGGCGAACGCGAAGAACACCACGTCGTTGCCGAGGTCCGTGAGCAGCTGCACCTGTGTCATGTCCGCCCCCGCTTCATGACGATCCTGCTGGGATGTTCTGAACGAAAGACCCGCGTCATTCCTCCCCGTGCCGCGGCGTCCTGATCGACGCCTCGACCATGGCGGCGAGGTGGTTCTGCGCGCGCATGGCCCGCAGTCCCGCGATGACGGTCCGCTGCTCATGGGCTGCCTGTTCCGCTGCCGCCGCCCGTGTCTCGCTGGCTGAGACGAGGCGCTCGCTGGCCTCCGCCCCGGCCGTGATCGCGTGGCTGACGGCCTGCTGCGCGGTACTGGGGGGCGGTGTCCGCTTACGGCGCCATAGGCCCATTGGTCCTCTTCCGCAGGTCTTCGAGCAGCGCCGTGGCGAGTTTCGCGGTTTCCACCGCCGCGTCGGCCCGCTGCGACTGGACTAGCGCGGCGGCCCGCAGTTCGTCGTTCGCGGCCCGTTCGGTCTCGCGGGCGTTCTTCTCCGCTTCGAACGCGGATTTCCAGTCGTCGGCGTCGCGCGTGATCCGGTCTACGAGCTGCCGGGTGCTGAGCATCCCGGTGATCAGGAGGACCACGATGACGCCGGCGCTGCCGGTGGAGGTGGACAGGATGGCGGCGAGGGTGCCTGAGTCAACGGCCATGCGGCAGGGTGCCCCCGTCCCGTATCGTGCGGCCGTTCAGGTCCGGGTCCAGGCTCGCGGGATAAAGCCCATAAAACCCCCGGATCAGGTGGCAGGATGGCGGTCATGGAACGCTTAGGCAGCCCGGTCTCCCGCTGCAGGCTGCGATGCGCGGACTGCCCGGTGCGCGCGTGTACGTGCGCTGACCTGTGCGACCTGGACTGTCATGAAATCACCGAGCGGAACCAGGTAACGGGCACTCCCGGCACCGCATCGCTAGGAGCCCGGCGCAGGTTCCTGGTTCATCGCCGCCTCGAACTCGGCCACCTGTGCAAGGAAGGCCGTCGTCGCGTACGACGGCCAGTCGGCGGCGGACACGGCCCCCGGCTGGGCCTGCACCTCGGTGAGCGCCTCCCCGTCGTCCACGACGAACACCGGCTGGACGATGACCTTGAGAAGCCGCAGTTGCCTGCTCATGCTGCGATCAGTCCCGTCTTTTTGAGGGCGTTCACGATGTCAGCGATGGTGTAGGCAGTTGCCCCGGTATTCCCGGTGAACTTCCCGTCGATCGTGACAGCGGTGGATGACCCTGCCGTGTAACCCAGCGTGACAGAGGCGGCGGTCGGCTGAGACGACGGAGGGGCGGTGTTCCAGGCTGCGAACCCGTAGAAGCACCTGAAAGGCCCGTTAACGGTGACCGAGGACGTGCTGGTCGAACCTGGGTTGAACGACATCGCGCTGCGGCCGTTAGCAACGTCGTAAATCGCAAGGGTCGTGCTGCCGGGGACCTGGAGCCGCCATGAGTCAGTGCCGGCCTGCCCGAAGCCGATAAGGGCAGTCTGGCCGCTGGCGGGCTCCAGGTAGATCTGCGCGTTCACGCTTGCCGGGGCCGAAGCGCCGCCGATGGTGAGGTTAAGGCTATTGGCGACCCCGGTCGTCCCTAGCATGGAAAGCCGCTGATACAGCAGCTCGGCGCCGGTTACCGACAGGGTGAGGGGGTTGGCGGCCGACCCGAACGTGACCGATCCGGGCGATGATGCGGTCGCTGCGGCGACGCCGGTCATGGACAGGTAATTGGTGACCGAGTTGTCGGCGTTATGGACCGCGAACTGGATAGTCCCGTCACCTGGCGGCAGGGAGAAGAGCCACTGTCCTGTCTTGGTCCCGTTAGTCTGGCCGACGAACTGAAACGGGAAGCACGTTGACCCGTCCGGAGAGGTGAAATTCAGCTCGATCTCGACGCCGTGCGTGTCGCCGCAGTCCGGCAGGATGCTGAAATATGCCTGAGGCTTGGCCGCCGAGAAGCCGGACAGCTTCGGCGAGTTATACCCGAAATCCCAGGAGGTCTCCGTGACGCTGCCGAACGTGCCCGGCCAGAACACGGACCCGAACGCCCCGGACCCGGCGGCGTTGGTGGTGTTGGCCGCCTGGAACTGCCACTGCTGGGTGAGGGCCGGTGACCCGGCCGTGCCGCCCTGAGTGGACGACGCGGGAACCCCTGCGGACGACACCCAGGTCGCCGCTGCTCCCGTCCCCCCGGCCGTGCAGATCCAGATGACCCCGCTGCGGTCCGGGACCTGATCCCCGGCCTTCCATGTCCCGGTAAGGGGCGGCCCGGCCTGGGTCGCCCCGCGCATCCGGAAGCCCAGCGGGGCCCCCGGAACTCCCCCGTCGATGACGAGCTCGCGGACCCTGGCCCCGATCCGCCGTACCCCGTCCAGGACGCCGCCGTTGATGTTCGGCACTACAGCGACGCCCCGTAGGCATTGACCTCAACCAGGGAGACGTTCCCCGAGACCGTGGTGGTGACGCGGAGGCTCCAGCCAGACGGCAGGACCAGGTTGTCGTAGGTGGCTGTCTGCGGGACTGGCGCGGTGGTCGTGTTCACCGTCCCGGCGGGGATCGTGAACGGGGGCAGCAAATGGTAGGTGGTGCCGTCGTAAGCGAACACGTTGACCAGCCCGGCCACGACGGTGCCGACTGGGATCACATCTATCTGCGTGATCTTGGTCCCGCTCGATCCGGCCGAGCCGAGGATGGTCACATTCGCCGGCGCGGTGAACGATGAGTCGGCGGTCGCCGGCACGAGGCCGCACCAGGCGACCGGGGTAGCGGCATAAGCGGGCGCGGCGGCCATGGGTGCTCCCTAGACGGCGAAGATGCGGAGGATGCATGCGTGGGATGATGCGCGGATGAGCGACCGGCAGTCAGATCGTCGCGGTGTGCGCGGCGATGTTCGCCGCATAGTCGCTCAGCGACGCCTGCGTTCCGCCCGTGATCAGCGAGGCGTAATTCAGCCAGAAACACCCCTGGAACCCGAATGTCTGCGCGGGCGGCAGCGGCGGAGTCGAGCCGAAGTCGACCGAGGATCCGCTGAGCGCCGAACCCTTCGAGTACCCGAGGAAAATCTGGCCCATCTGGGTGGTGGACTCGCCGCCGGTATTCTCTCCCCACAGCTTGTAATGCTTATTCCACCGGTACGCCTCTTCGTAGATCTTCTTCCACGCCGCTATGTCGGAGTCCTGGACGGGCGTGTCGAACCCGTCTGCCGTGTTCAGCCAGGTTGAGTAAGGCCAGATCTGCGGGTCGTGGGCGTATGAGCCGATCATCCGCAGCGGGTCCTCGCCGGCTGCGATGCTGGCCCGGTAGGCGGCAGCGGAACGCAGCTGGTTGCTCCGGGTCCCGTAGCCGGGATGGCAGACGTGGTAGTCGCAGGCCCATCCGGCGGCGCGCATCGTGGCGATGAAGTACGCCAGCCATGTCGCGAGGCCGTTGGCGTACCAGTTGATCAGCTGGCAGTCCTGCGCGTCGGTCCCGGACCAGATCGTGTAGCCGGGCAGCGGGCACACCGACTGGCCCGCGGCCAGGCCTGTGCCGGTCTGCATCGACGCGCCGTACGCCCACACGCTCGGCTGAAGCGTGATGACCGATACGGTCTGCGGGTAATGCAGTTCCCCGTAATATCCGCCGCCGCATTTGATCGCCGCTGTCTGGGCTAGCAGGGCCGGCCCCAGTGCCGCAGCGAGCTTGCCGATGAAGTCAGCGACGTACGTCCAGCCCAGGGCTGTCCACATCCAGTTGACGACCTGCATGCCTGAGTTGGGCGTCGAGTTGCTGTAGACGTTCCCGAACTGGTCGGTGTAACCCTCGATCGCTGATACGGCCCAGGCGGGCGGGTAGTGGACGGCGACCTCGAGCATGACGGCTAGCCGTGCCGTCGCGGAATCCGCGTACTCCTGGATCAGTGACGCCACCGCGGTGGGATCCAGGGACGTCCCGGCGCCGTTGGGCTGCAACGAGCTCCACTGTGCTTGCAGCGCTATGTGGGTGCATCCGGCGGCCGCCATGGCCAGTTTGGAGGCAAGGTTGCCGACCGGCGGATTGAGGACACCAAACGCCCTGTACGACCCGGTCATCAGTAAATCGCCACCCAGAACGTGGCGTTAGTGTTCGTCGAGCTGCCGATGGTGACGCTGGACGGGAGAGACGACTGGCTTGTGAGACCTCCGAGCTGCCCGGACCGGAACGTGGCCGGGGAGATCAGCCCGTTGATCAGGGTCGTCGGGAGACCGGACGCGGTGCTCTGGAATTTCGGGATCGTCCCGTTGCCGTTGGCGAGCACCGACGCGTAGTTCGCGGCGTTCAGGTAGCTGTAGGTACCGGCCCAGGGGGTGTACTTCATGCCGGTGGTCAGCCAGGAGAAGTTCGCGGTCGGCGTCATGATCGCGACGCTGACGGTCGTGGGGATCGTGGTGCTCATCGTCAGGCTGGTCGGGCTGGCCACCGACTGGACGGTGAATGTCCCGGTCACCCCCGCGATGGTGTACTGGGCGCCGACCATCGCGGCGATGAAACCGACAGGGGTCATCGTCTGCGACGTGACCGTGGTCGGAATCACGACGGTCGTCGTGAGGCTGGTCGAGCTGGCTACCGCCGAGATCGTGAAAGTGCCGGTCACCCCGGCGATCGTGAACTGCTGCCCGACCATCGAAGCGGTGAAACCGGTACCGGTGACGGTGGCGCTGGCCGCGGTCGTGGTGACCGTGTAGGTCGTCCCCGGCGCCGTTACGGTGGCGCTTCCAGAGGTCGTGCTGACCGGGTTGGTTGCACCCGAGCAGTCCGGTGTGGAGGCCCCGAGGTTGCCGCTGGAGTCGTAGACGCTCCAGAAGTTCTCGCCGGCGACCAGGCCGACGCCGGCGGTGTTGACGTAGTAGGCGATGCCCACTGCGGCCTGCGCTGGGGGGATGATCTTCGTGCCGATGATTTCCCCGAGCACCGTGGCGGTGCTGCTCGACGCGTAGATAGGGTCGAACGCCCAGCCGGCGAATCCCATGTTGGCGGGGACAACGGACCCGGCGACACCCGGGCCGGTCGGTCCGGCGTTGCCGATGGAGGAGAGCAGGCTCCAGCCGGTCGCTGGAGCTGACGGTGAGCCGGGTGCCACCCCGGTAGTCCCGGCGATACATATGAACGAGGATCCGAGGTACTGACAGGCGTCGTTCACCGCGTATGTGGCCGCGCTGGAGTAGGTGCCGCGCCAGTTCAGTCCGGCCGCGCCAGCCGGTCCCGACGGTCCTGTGGGCCCTGCGGGCGCAGCGACGGACCAGCTGGCCGCGGGGCCTGTTCCGCCTGCCGTGCATATCCAGATCATGCCGGTGCGGTCGGGGACCAGATCCCCGGCCTTCCACGTTCCAGTCAGCGGGGGCCCGGAGGCGGTGGCACCGCGGAGCCTGTAGCCAAGCGGCGCGCCGGGCAGGCCGCCGTCGATAGTGAGATCGCGGAACTTCCCGCCGATCCGGCGCAAGCCGTCTAGAAGACCGCTGTTCGCGACGGCCACTAGAAGGACGCCCCGTAGGCGTTGACCTCGACCAGGGAGACGTTCCCCGCGACGGTGGTGGTGACCACGAGGGATGAGCCCGTAGGCAGCACCAGGTTGTCGTAGGTGTAGCTCTGCTTGACCGGCGCGGCGGTCGTGGACAGGGTGGCGGCGGCTATGGTTACCGACTCGTGCAGGTGGTAGTTCGTCCCGTCGTAGACGAACACGTTGACCAGGCCCGCGACGGTGGTTCCGGCGGGAATCACGTCGATCTGGGTGATCTTCGTGCCGCCCGCCCCGGCCGAGCCGAGAGTCGTGACGTGGGCCGGGGCGGTCCAGGACGTGTCCGCCGTGGACGGGACGAGCCCGGTCCAGGCGACCGGGGTTACGGCGTATGCGGGCGCGGCGGCCATCAGGGCTCCTTAGACGGCGAAGACGCGGAGGAAGTAGGCGGCTGCGGCAGCAGCGGCCCCGGCGGAATCGAAAGCGGAGCTCGGCTGGGTCGCGGCAGATCCGAGGCCGAGGCTGGTCACCGCGGAGGTCACGTACGCCGTGGTCGCGAGCTTCGTGGAGTTGTCGGTGCCGGCCTGCGTCGGCGCGGTGGGTGATCCCGTCAGCGCCGGGGACGACGCCAGGCTGAGCGTGTTTCCGGTCTTGGCCAGCCCCGACCCGGGGAGGACTTCCCCGGCGCCCGAGAACTGCGTCCAGTTGATCGCGGTCGTGCCGATCGTGAACGGGCCCGCAGCCGCGACGGTGAACCCTGCTCCGGCGTTGGCGGTGCCCTGCTCCACGAACACGAACGCGCCCGGCACCTGGGAACCGGACGCCATGTCTGCGGCCCTGGTGAGCACGTAAGCGGCCCCGGATGCCCCGGCGGTGGTGCAGGTGTAGATCCCGTTGTTAGCTGCCGTGGCCTCGTTCTGGACGAGGATCCTGTCGCCGAGCGAGACGGCAAGCCCGTCAACTGTCAGGACGCCGTTCGCGGTGGCAGTCAGGGCCCCGCTGGCGTAGGTGTTCGACGGCAGGGCCGCAGTCGTGGCTTCCTGTACCGAGGGCTTGACCGAAAGCCCGGAGGCGATGGCGTCGGCGTAGCTCTTGGTGACCGGGTTCGAGGGGTTGACCGGAGGCGGAACTGTGACCTCGCCGGTAAAAGCCGCCCCGGACAGCGAAGCAGCGCCGAGGCCGTTCAGCAGTGCCGCGTTGCTGGATTCACTGAGCCCGGTGCCGCCGGCGGTCAGGGCGAGCGGCGTGCTCGATGACGGGAGCTGCCCGAATGCGGCTGCATCCTGCGCGCCCGACCCGTTGGCGACGTTCGTGATCTTCTTGCTGTTGTTGCTCCAGGCCGCCGCCGGGGGATGCTGGGTGGCGACCACGTCGAGGGTGCCCGTGGCGACCGTCGGCGTGGTCGTCGGTGTTCCGCTGACCACGATGGACGCGTCGGCGGCGGCAACCGAGGTGACGGTGCCGCTGCCACCTCCGCCGCTCAGTGTCGCCAGGTAGGCCAGGAATCCCGCCGTGATCGCCTGCTGGACGCTGAACGGGGCCGAGTGGGTGACCGGAGTGGTTCCCTCCGCGCCGCGCGTCACGGTCCATGTGGTGCCGCTGACGTTGGTTACCGCGATGATCTCGCCGGTCTTGCCCGCGGCCTGGTCGGAGACGTGGAATACCGAGACGCCCGTCGTCGCCGCGCCGAACATCGCCGACGACGCGACCGTCCATGTCTCGCTGCTGCCCGCCGAGGGCGCGGTCGCGCCTCCTGTGCTGACAGTGGCGACAGCGAAGTTGGCGGTGAAAAGCTCGGTGAGTGCGGTCATGCGGAAGCACGCCCTTTCCGGTCACGGCGAGATGGGAGGAACGGGCGGTGCGGAAGGCTGATCAGGAGACCCAGTTGCCGTCAGGCGGAGGCACTGCGTGGCCGTAGTTGACGCCGAGCCCGGCGGGTGCGATCTGGTAGGTGCCGTTGGGGGCCGCCACCAGGGTTCCGCCAGCCCCCGTGTCGATGTAGTCGGGGTAGACGAGCGTCTCGCTGCCCTTGTATAGGTGACTGTTCGCGGCGGCTGCGGCGACGACGCTGCCCGGCCATGCGGCACCGGGGCATGCAAGGCCCGGCACGGCGGCAGTGGAAAAGCCCACGGATTGCCCGCCCTTCTGGAGGTTGACGGGAGGGGCGGGGAGCAGCTAGGACCAGAACCCCCCGGGCGGGACCGGATCCGCGACGACGACGGCAGATCCGGCTACGGATCCCCCGTTCGCGCCATAGCCGATGCTTCGCTCCAGGTGAGTTATGCGGTAGGTGCCGACAGTCGCCGGGGCCCCGAACGGGGCGTCATATACCTGGATGACGTCTCCGATGCACGCCCCGAGCACAAAGGGCCATGCGGCCGGATGGCCCGCCGCGCTGATGGTCATCTGGTCAATCCGCCGCTGCAGGGTGGAGAAAGCACTGAACAGCCAGTTCGCCTGGATCTGCTGCTTCGCCGGGTCCTGGAGGTAGCTCGTGACCTGCTGCTGGCGGTCCCCGTACTGCTGCTGCGCGGCGTTGACGGCCACCGCGCTGGTCGGGGTGAGGACAGGCGGCGTGCTGCCGTCGGGAGCGTACGGGGTGACCTCGACATCATCGACCACGCGAACGGGATCATTCTGGAACAGGATGTCGCCCTCGAACGGGATCATTCCCGCCGCGACATTCATTCCGATATGCCAGGCGATAGGGTCGCTATTAAGGTGCGGCCTTTGCCGGTAGAAAAGGTTGCCCTGATTATCGACGTAGAACAGGCCATTGTCTGACTGGACAATGTTGTTGACGTTCGAGCCCACCTGCGATCCGCCGATATCAAGCGCGGCCTGCACGAGCAGCGGAGCCGGGTCGATGCACCTGCGCGGGGCCGTGACGTTGCCGTAGCCGAGCAGCCGTTCAAGCCTCTGCCCCACGGTGTCTCCGACCGAGGACGCGATGACAGGCGGCGTGGCCCCGGTCCCGTCGCCGACCTGGAAGAATCCCACGCCCGTAGCGCCGGACCCGTAGCCGCTGACGAACAGGTCACCGGGGCCGCAGACCACGGCGGCGTGGGTTTCGTTGCCGAGCTGGTTGCTGGTGTAGACGTTGAAGCCCGGCGCGAACCCGGTCCAGCTGACCCAGCAGGCCAGCCACGTCGACCATGTTGAGGTGGTCGTCCATGCTGATGGCCCGGACGTGTAAGCCCCCGCTGCAGCCGAGACGACAACGGACATGACGGCGGTCGCCGGGTTGGTGGAGCGGGGAATCGTCGGGGTGATGCCGCCGTACTCGCCGGCGTAAAGCTGCCCGATCTGAGCCGAGCCGTCCTGGGCGAAGCACGAGGTCTCAAAACCGGCCTGCACCTGGGTTGGCGGGGGCAGCTGCCCGAAGCCCATGATCGCGGCGTTGAAATGGGCCATCGCCCGGTAGTCGGGCAGCTGGTAGCCGTAGATCGCGAAGTGGCTGATCGCGACGTTGCCGCCGTGCGCGATGTCCGAGGTGCTGCTGCCGCCCGCGGTGCCCATGTCGCCGTTGAGGATCAGCCACTGCCAGCTGGATGTCATCCCCGTGGCGGTCCCGGAGACAGCGGCGGTGACGCCCCCGTCCACGAGCACTTCCCACGTGGTCTGGGTGAGCTTGACGACGTAGGAATGCCAGGTCGCCGACCGCAGGTCCGACCCGGTGTAGACGGGGTGGCTGGTTGACGTGGTCCCCGAGTAGGTGAGCAGCTGCAGATGGCCGCTGAGGTCAAGCTGGAGCACCGCGACGGGTGCGCTGCCGGTCGTGATAGCCCACAGGGTCAGCGGGCAGTAAGGCTGCTGGGCCTGGGAGGCACCCGCGGTTGTGGACCCTACGCCGGTCGGGTAGGTGCCTTGGGTGCCGGAACCCCAGAAGGCCCAGTTGAACCAGCCTTCGTGGGTAACCCCGCTGCTCAGCGGCGGGAAGTCCGGGTCATAGCAGGACAGGAACCAGCCGTAGGAGCCGGTGTTACCCGATACCTGCGTCTGCTGCCACGCCGCCGAGCCGGGCTGCGCGGTGACCGCGTTCCCCGACTGGGCACTCTCGAGACCCGACTGGGGATCGCCGTACATCCAGCCGCCGAGAGCGGCCACGGCGTACTGCGCCATGTCCTTATCGAGGCTGGACCCGCCCGCGTCCGCGCCGCAGTTGTGGCCGTTGATCGTGTAGTTGTCCTGGGGAACCCCGCCGAGCGGGGACAGGATGATGTTCAGGGCGTTCGTGTTGCCGATCGCCGCGTTCCGCATCGACGTGGGCAGCACCCCGCCGAGTCCCGCCTGGTCGTCCAGCGGCCACCATGCGTAAGGCTGGTCCTGCTGCACCTCGCCGCGGTAGGGCGTGGGGCTGCTCTTGGTGGCGACGCCCCACAGGTCGGTGAACGTGGCGGCCACGAAGTTGCGCAGTGCCTTGTTGCGCTTCTCGGGCCAGCTCAGCGCGTTCCGGCTTAGCACGTACCAGCGGTTGACGACGGTCCCGCCGATCGTTCCGAGTGCGCAGCGAAGCCGTACGGGAGTACCGGTGGTGACCCGCCCCGTGACAGGTGCGGCCGATCCGGCGACTAGCGCGGCTTCAGCCAGCCAGTACGGCGCCGACGCGGATGGAGTGCCGGCGAACTGGGGCACGATGCTCGCGTGAGTCGCACCCGACGGGGCGGTGACGCCAAGCTGGGTGACCTGCGTCCACGTCGCTGCCGGTATGGCGGTCGCCGTAACGGCCGAGGTGGAGATCAGGGTGCCGGACGAGTTGAACCACTTGATCGCGGCCTGTGCTCCGGTCGACCATCCGGCAGGCGAGTAGAACCATGCCGACGCCGAATAGACCTGCCCGGCGGTCACGGGGTCCATCTCGGACTGGGCGCCGGGTGTGGCCGTCGTCCCGTTCGGGGTTACCTCGCACGAGTAGGTGGCTACCGCGTTCGGAGCCGAGGCGAAGGCGTGCGCGGAGGACTGCGAGAGCGCCGCTCCTCCCACACCGGTCCACGGGGCGACGCCCATGTAGGGGTAGGGAGCGTTAAAGCTCATGTTGACGTTGAGGGCGTTCGAGTACCACAGGCCGCCCGGATTGCTGGGGCTCAGGCTGCCGTCGAAGTTGTCGACCTCGATATCACCGTCGGTGCTCATCAGCTGCGCGAGCTGGTACTGCAATCCGGTCGCCTCATGCCAGGACCACAAGCGGTTCGCGAGGCGGATCCACTGAAGCTGATCGGGAGGGGTCTCGAAACCGCCGCCCGGTGCCATCTCGAACCACAGGTACGGCCACGCCGGATTCCAGCCGACCGGGATGGGGCTCGGGGCGTTGGACAGCACCCCGATGATGACGCCGGACAGGTCGGTGGTGCTCGCGGTGGCGGTGACCGACGCCGCGCCCGTGGCCGAGGGGAGCATCGCCGAGGTCAGCACCACATCGGAGACGTGGTTGACGCCGTTGCTCGCGGTGACTGTGCTTAGAGCCGTCCACCCTGATGGCGCGAACGCCTGCGATGCGGCGGCGGAGTCGCCCGTCACGGCGGCGATGAGGCACGCCGACGCGGGAGGGGCGGGCAGTGCGAGGTTGAGGCTTGTCGCGGCGTTGGCGAAGTTCGTGAATACCGTGGTGATGGTGTCCCACGGGCCGATCCCCGAGACCTCCAGGACCAGGACGGAGACACCCGCGCACGCCCCGTTGGGGGCCACGTACACGTCGTTGACCTGCCGGGCGATGTTCGGCGTGTACCAGACACTCGTGCCGGTCCTGCCGGCCGGGCCGGAGACGCCGCCGGGACGCCAGTACGAGTGGATGTCGTCGCCGTCGCCGAAGTCGACGGACGGGAGCGCGTCGGCCTGATTCCAGCCGATGATCGCGACCAGCCAGTTGCCGGGGGTGCTGATGCCCGTCCCGCTGCCGGCATTGCTTGCGCCCGGCGCGAGCGGCACCACGACGGACTCCAGCGCCGGGGGCATATTCCCGAATACGGCGGGCTGGGCGAACGTCCCCTTCCACTGGTTGACGATCTGGCTGGTGGCACCCGCCCCGCCCCCGCCACCGCCGCCCGAGGTGGGAGCAGCCAGCGCGGCGATGTAGGCGTTGTAGACCGACGCGGTGCCCAATGTCAGCGGGGACATCTGGCTCGTGTAGCTGAACCCGGTGTACGAGGTGACGTACGGCGCGACCGCGGTCATGCTGGCCGCCAGGTCGGACACGTTGATCGGACCGCCGGTCCCGGTGTACAGGTCGCAGTTCTCCCACAGCCCCACGCCGGTCCCGGAGAGCGCCGAGGAGACCGCGCTGAAGTACGAGGCCATCTGTGCCGGGGTGACATCATTGGATCCGGCGCTGGCATCTCCCGCACCGGACTGCAAGGCGATGATGTCGGGCCGCGCCGATGCCGTCGAGGGCACGAAAAGCTGGGTGATCATCGCGGCGTACTGGGCCGGGGTCAGCTTCAGGTCCGAGAAATCGGGGCTGACCAGGACCGGGATGCCGGGGTGGTTCGCGTGGATGTAGCTGACCAGCGCCTGGTAGTAGGTCGCCGCGTTGCCCGCCTGCGCGGATCCGGCCGGGTAGTTGCCGTCGACTTCCTGGCAGATGTAGAACCCGCTGATCGCGGTGCCGTACAGCGTGACGAGCTCGTCCGCGACTTTCTCGGTGAACGGCAGGAGGGTGGCCGCGTTGTAGGTCGTGGAGTTGACGCAGTTCTCGTAGAAGTTGTAGTAGTCGCTCGTGCCGTTGGCGGTGGTGATGCCGAGGCCGAGCCACACCCCCATCGCCGGGGTGGGCTGCGCGGCTGCGGTGTACAGCGCCGGGACCATCTGCGAGGAGCTGTGCGGGATCGTCGGCGACGGGTAGTAGGCGGTGTTCGCGTAGACGTCAGCGGCCCACTGGAGGATCACCGACGTGATCCCCGCCTGCCACATGCCGGTCCCGGCGCCGTAAAGCTCCTGGTTGTACCGGGTCTGGGTCCAGGTGAGGTTGCCGCCCGTGCCCGGTGCCATGAACGTGGAGGTCAGTCCGGGGCTGATCCCGACGGGCCCGGCGGTGACGGCGTCCTGCTCGAAGGTCACGGCGGTGCTGATGGTGGCGTTGGTGGCGTTCAGCCACACCCCGGAGATCCCGCTGACCGACTGGACGGCGGCGAGCATCTGCGCCGGCGTTCCGTAGGACGTCGAGATGCCTGTGCTGACCTGCTGCGCCGATGACGTCGCCCCGGCGGTGACCTGGCTGACGCATGAGGTCACGAACGAGGCGTAGCTGCCGGTCGTGGTCAGCGACTGCGCCTGGATGTGGATGACGTCGGCACCCGTGGCGGCTGCGGTCCCGGCGATGTTCGTGCGGGTGTACCACGCCTGGTTGGTCTCCCCGGACATCTTCGGGTTGACGCTGGTCGCGTCGTTCCCGAGGTCCAGCGCCGGGGCCAGGATGACCTTGTAGCCGTGCGCGTGGGCCAGGGACACGAAGCTGCCCATGTAGGTCCACGGGTCATCGATTTCGGCCTGCGCGGCAGCCGAGACGTAGGGCGACGGCGGGTTGGGGTTCCACGCCTCGTTGTCGTACATCAGCCACTGGTAGGCGCCGGCGATCGCGACCGGGGTGTAGGTGACGCCGCTGATAGTCCGGCTCGTGCCGGTGACGTCAGCCCAGAACTGCCCGTAGGAGATGTACTTCAGGCACGGGGTGCAGCTGTACCCCGACGGGATGCCGGGCGTGGCCTGGCTGTTGCTCAGCCCGAACGACGCCGCCTTGCCGAACAGCGCGTGCGTGGACGTGGTGTCGCCGGCGTCCATGCCGCTGATGTAGGTGACGTTGGTCATGTACCACAGGGCAGACGGGCCGCTGCCCCCGCTGCTGCCGCCCGGGCTGACGGAAGGCGTGAAGGTGAGCAGGATCGCCCGCCACACGGCCGAGGTGACTGTCGCCGCCGCGGTGAGCGCCGAACCGGAGGTCGGGTTCGCGGCGTAGGCGCATGTCAGGTACGGGTTCGAGCCTGCGTGTTCCTGGCCCAGTGAGGTGAACGCCCCCGAGAGCGTCCCCGCGCCGCCGCCGGACTGCCACGCAAAAACGGCCAGCGCCGTTTCCCCGCTGTGCGCCGGGGTGCCCGACACGCTCGGCGCGGCCGAGGTGCCGTTCGCGACGGCGGCGACATCCACGGCCCCGGTGGCGAGGCAGTCCACGCCGATGAGCTCCCAGCCGCCCGTCGTGGCGCTGCTGAACGTCACCATCACCGTGCCGGAAGTGGTCAGGGCGGCCGTAGCGCCCCCGCCGGAACCTCCGGTGACTCCCGGCGACACGTAGACGAACACGTACGGGGTGGTCGTGGTGAACGACTTCCCCAGCGTGTAGACGTTGCCCGCCGAGTCGGTGATGCTGCTGACCGACGGCGACCCGCTGCCGGTATCGCAGACCGCCACGGCCAGGGTGTCCCCGGCTGCGGTCGCGGTCGTGACGGCCTTGGAGGCGGAGGTGACGCCGCTGGTGCCCGTGCCGCCGCAGAACAGGTAAGGGGCTGTCATGTCCGGTCACCCGCCCCCGTCAGCTGTTCAGTAAGGACGGCCGGGAAGCACGGGCGCAGAGTTGCTCTGCTGGTTCGTGTAGTAGACGGACTGCATGATCCGGCTGAAGTCCTTGTCGGACCGGATGCTGCCCTGAACGGTGGTGTTGTGCGTGTGGTAGTGGTGATGCACCACCGCCGCACCATCACCGCCCGCCGGAGCCCATCCCCCCGGAGGCTGCTGCGGCATCCCCTGCGTGGTGGACGGAGGTGACGGGATCCCGTGCGCCGTGTTCACTGCGGATGGGCCCATCTTCGACGCGGCCTCGACGCCGGCGGCCATCTTCGACGCCGCGCTCTCCGCGATCGCGCTCTCCGCCTCGATGCCCCGAGCCAGACCCTGCGGCAGGAACACGCCGAGATCGTGCATGACCTGCGACGGGGACTTGATCTTCAGGGCCTTCTTGACGCTCGCGACGATCTGGTCAGCCATCGACGTGATGGCCTTGTCGATGCCCGCGAGACTGGACTTCAGGCCCGCCGCGAGACCCGCCGTAGCCGCCGCGCCCGCCGCGTACATCGCCGGGGCCGCCGAGTTCCCCAGCTTGGATGCGCTGCCCTGGATCTGCTTCTCCAGCGCGTTGATCTGCTGGATGGCCTTCGGACCGCCCGACAGCAGCGACTGGGTGATCGGCAGGCCCGCCGTCGCACCCGACTGGGTGATCTGGTTGAGGCTGGTCGCGTTCAGGCCCTTCTTGCCGAGCTCCCCGATCTGCTGGGCGAACTGCTTGGCCTGTGTCGCCTGGGTCTGCATGCCCTGGATGATCGCTATCGAAGACACGGCCTGCGTCGGGTCGATCGGGGTTGCCTGCTGGGCGTTCATGATGCTGGCGTTAGAGATGGCCTGCTGGGCTATCTGCCCGGCGTCGGTAATTTCCTGCTCGATCTTCGCCCGCTGCGCCGACAGAGCCTGGAGCTTCGTGTTGTCAGCCGCGAGCAGCTTCGTCAGCGCCGAATCCTCGGGCTTGCTGATCTGCTTGTCAGCCAGCGCCTTGGCGACGTCGCCTTTGAGGGTGGAGATCGTGGAGATGATCGTCGTGATGTCCTGCGGCCGGGAGCCCTTGCCGGTGACGGCCTGCATCGCCGCGTCGACCGCGGACTTCCCGCCCTGCAGCCCCTCGGTGATGCTGGTGATCGTGGCGGCCGAGAGGGTGAGCGCGGAGGTCTTGGCCTTGTCGGTGCCGTCCTTGATGCCCTTGGCTAGACCGGCGCTGGTTTCCTCGCCGATCTTCGCGGTGACCCTGGACGGGGACTTGACCTGCAAGGCGCTCGCCATCGCCGCGGAAGCGGCAGCAGCGACAGCCTGAGCCGCCGCGACAACGACCCCTTCGTTGCCCCGGATCCCGCCAGCGAGGCCCGCGTCGATCTGGGCGCCGTCAGCCCTCGCCGGCCCGGCTGCCGCAGCATAGGCGGACAGGTCGGGAGAGGCGGCGTGGACCGGCTTCTGCACGGCGGTCTGGGCTGCCTGCTGGATACCCTCGCCGGCGCTCATGGCCTTGGCCTTGGCCGCGTCGAGGGAACTCAGGTCAGGCGCGGTCATCTTCGCCGGCTTCTTCATCGCCGAACTGACGCCCTGGCTGATGCCCTGACCCGCCGACATCGCCTTCGCCTTGGCAGCGTCCAGCGAGGACATGTCCGGTGCGGGCATTTTCGCGGGCTTCTTCAGCGCCGAGCTAGCGGCCTGGCCGATCCCGGCTGCGTCAGAGGCGACCCTCGCCTTGGCGCTGGTCAGCGCGGACAAGTCCATCGCCGGGAACTTGACGGGCTTGGACACGGCCCTCTGGACGGACTGCTGGATGCCCTCCCCTGAGGACAGCGCCTTGGCTTTGCCTGCGTCGAGCGAGGACATGTCCAGGGGGGCAGTCTTCGCGGCTGCGTGCATCTCGGAGCTGCCCGCCGCGTTTGACGCGGCGAAGGCAGCCGACCACTTATTGACCGGCACGGGCTTGGGTGGCGCGCTGGCGACGGTGCCGGGCTCGGTGATTCCGAACCGGGAACTGAACCGGGACTCCTGGTTCGCGCCGACAACAGCAGGGGCGCCGAGTCCGAGTGCCTTGGTGAGGAAGCTGCCGATATCCAGCCCGATGCTGGATGTCCCGGCCTTGCCGATGAGGCCGCCGATGGCCCAGTCCGGGCTCATCGGGTTCGACCTCTGGACGTCCGCGCTGATCTGCCCGGCGGGGGTTCCCTTCGGGGCCTGGGAGTCGCTGAAACCGCGCAGTATCAGCCCGGCGGCGACTCCCGCCACGATCGGGTTCTTGGCCGCATCCATCCCCGCCGTGTCGAACCCGCCGCCTTCACCGCCGGCCTTGCCGAAGAACTTGCTGATCGCATTAATGCCGAGGAACCCGGCGCCACCCTCGGCGCCACCCTCGACATCGCTCTCGGCGCTCGATTCGGCCCTCTGCTTGACGTCGTTCTCTTCTGGCTTCCCCCCGGCGGGCAGGCCGCCTCCGTTGCCGTCGGCCGGCTCATCCTTGGGAATGACCGGGTTCGCGGACTCGATCTTGCCCGCAGCAGTCGACAGTTCCCCGGCTGCGGCGGACAAGCTGCTGGCGGACGTGTCAAGGTTCCCCGCGGCGGCGTCGATAGCCCCGGCCCCGGAAGCACTCTTACCCGCGCTGGCCAGCTTGTCCGCGCCGGGAATCTTGAAGATCTGCCCGAGCTTGCCGATGCTCGACGTGATGCCGCTGGCGAGCTTCCCCGTCAGCGCGACAGCACCGACAGCGCCCCCGCCGAGAGTGACAGCTTTCGTCAGGTCAGGGTTCTTCGCGAGGAACCCGCCGACCGTGGATACGGCGTGCATGGCGCCGGTCGCGAACGGCAGCAGCGCCGTCCCCGCCTCGATCCCGACCGCCTCGACGGCGTTCTTCGCCGCGCCCATCTGGAACCCGAACTGCCTGGTGATCAGACCCCAGTTGGCGATGTCCTTGCCGGTTTTCTGTGCCGCCTCATCGACCTTGCCGACGTCCGCCTGGGTGGCCCCCATGTGGGAACCGCCGAGCTGCTGGGCGACCTGAGCGCCGACCTGCCCGCCGAAAATGGCCTTCAGGGCGGCGAGGGGAGTTTGCTCGTCCCCCGCCCCTGACCTGACCAGGGAGTTGAATCCCTTCGCGGTGTCGGCTGTCTCGCCGAACTGCTTCAGCAGGTTCACGTCCCGGCCGGACAGGGGACTCTTGGACGGCGAGGTCAGCGCATACCACTTCGCCTGGCTCAGCGTCCCGTCCAGGAACCCTTTCGCCGACGACTGGAGATTCTTCGGCAGCGCCGTGATCTCCTCGTTGGCGGACCGCATGGCGAGCGCGGCCTGGTTCATCGTGTCGAGCTGGACAACGCCGTTCTTGGTGTGCGCCCTGATCGCCTTGTCGGCTTCGGCGACGACACCGGTCAGGCCCTGCTTGCCGAGGCTCGTGGAGAACTGGTTCGGGTCGATGCCGAGCATCTGCTGCTCGGCGCGCTGCACGTTGTTCGGCCCGGTGACCGCGCCGATGGTGTGCCGGATCTCCTGGGCGGCGTTCTCCGGCGTCGTGCCCTGCGCCGTCATCGATGCCAGCGAGCCGAGCACCTGCGGCAGCGACATGCCCGCGGTCTTCGCGGACGGCAGCACCGTCGGGAGCGCCTGGGCGAGCCCCTGCGTGGTCATCTTGCCCTGGCCGACAGCGGTGATGATCTCGTTCATCGCCTGGATGGCGAGCTTGCCCTGCTGCACGGGGTTCTTGCTGGTCATCCCGTAGTCGGTCAAAACCGTCGTCTCGGCGTTGGCGACCGTGGGGAGGTCCGCGCCTTCGGCCTGCGACCCTTCGGCGACAGCCTTCTCGACGGCAGTCTCGCGCTGCCCGTGGAACCCCGCCGACTCCACCCAGTACGCGCCGGACGCTAGGTTCTCCGCCGACGTGTCCGTGGCCACCGACATGTCCAGGATGCCGGTACGGACCTGGTCAAGGTTGGCCTTGGACTCGCCCGCCGAGGTGACCAGCCGGTCAGTCGACGTCTGGAACTTCGCCGCCAGGTCAACGGACACGGCGGCGGCGGCGGCGCCCGCCAGGCCGAGCATCTTGTACTTCCCGGCCGCGCTTTCCGCATCGCCGGCTGCCTGCCGGGTGGCGATCCTCCGCGACTGGGCCGACTGCGCGAGCGCCGCGTCCTGTTCCACGGTCGTCGTGGCCAGCGACGTGCCCGCGGCTTCCTGGATCGCCCTGGACTTCTCCACCGCCGAAGCGGTGGAGTTGGCCGTGGACACCGAGGACATCGCGATCTTGTCCTGCAACGCGGCTGTCTGGGCGACAGTCGCCTTGATCTGCGCCTCAAGCGCCTCGATCTCCGCGCTCGCCCCGGCAACACCCGAACCGACCCCGGTGGTCAGGGACTCCTTGATCGACGCGCCTGCTGCTGCGGCAGCGTCGTCAACCTTGCCGAGCGCCCCTATGGCCTCATCGGCCCCGGCGGATACCCCGGCGCCGAGAGACTCCCCGCCAGCCCCTGCGGACGCGAGCTCCGACTTCGTCGCGGCGACAGCCTCATCGACCTTGGCGAGCGCCCCGGTCGCGACATCCGCCCCTGCGGCGACACCTTCGCCTACCGACCCGCCAACGGCTCCGAGCCCGGCGACCTCCTCGCGGATCTTGCCGGCTGCCTCGCCAACGTCGGCCGCTACGGCGTCGAACTTCGCGGCGAAGCTATCCAGCCCGGCTGTGTCCGCGAGCGCCCCGCCACCCCCGAGGGTGGCCATTTCCTCGCGGATCTTGCCGATGGACCCGGAAATCTTGGCTTCGGCTGCGGTCCACGCTTCCGCGAACTTGTCAGCCCCGGCCCCGTCGGCTACCCCGCTGCCGCCCAGGGAGCCCAGTTCATCCTTGAGCTTGGCGGCAGACTCGGCCGCCTTGTCGAGGGCCCCCGCGAGGTCTTCGACCTTACCGATCCCGGCGACGCTGACATCAATGACTTCCTCGATCGCCACGGCCCACCGCCTCAGCGAAGATCGGGCCGGCGGCAGGGAGGGGAGCGGTCAGAGGGTGAAGTAGAAGGCGGCTACCCGGCTGACGGCCTCACGGACCGGGCCGCGTCCGGCAGCCTCGCCCTTCTCCAGGTAGTGGGCGCCCTCCTGGGTGACGCTTTTGCCGAAGAACCCTGCCTCGGGATTTCCCAGCTGGGGGAACCGCTTCGCCGTGATCGTCCCGCCGTAGTTCCTGAACGCCGCGTAGATCTTGTGCGGGGCCAGGACAGCCGTCGCGTGGGTTCCGCCGCCGAACACAGCGTCGATGTGCTCGGAGCGCTGGAGATCCCCGGACAGTACCGGGGTGACGATCTTGAGCTGCGGCAGGGCCACGTCAGCGGCGGCCCTGGCCGCGTCGAGCGCCAGGCTTTCCTCTGCGTGCTGCGCGATCTCACGGAACCGCGCCGCCGCTCCGGCAAGATCCACCAGCCGCCTCCCTTAGCTCGTCCGCAGGCATTCGGCGACGGACTCGAGCCACGGCGACACCTCGGCAGGGATGTCTTCCGGGCCTCGCGGGTGATACCAGCCCCGTACTATCCGGGCGGCGTGCTGGATGGTTCCGGCGTCTGTGCCGGCTGGGGGGCCGCTGCCTCGCTCGCCCCGGAGGTAGTCGCGGAGGCGGCGGAGTTCTTCCGTCGTTTTGGGCCTGTGCCCAGGAGGCGCGACCGCTGCCTGATGGTCGCGACGTCGATCGCGTCGACCACGTCCAGGTCCATGGTGTCGCGCGTCGCGGCGGTCCACGGGACGACACCGGGCATGGTGCTGGAAACCAGCAGCTTCGCGGCCAGCATGTCCAGGAGGGTGAAGTTGTCCTCCATGGTCAGGTCGGCCGGAACCGCCGGGGTTTCCTTCATGATGGCGGGGTTGTCCGGGTCCGGTTCCGTCTTGCCGGGGCTGCCGCTGCCGTTGGCGCGGATCAGCTTCTCCCGCTCGATGAGAAACCAGCGCTGGTCCGCCCCGG